ACGGAGCAGTCCGCTCGCCGGCCAGTGCTCAAGTGGATCGACGAGCCGCATAAGATCGTCGGTGCTATCGAGGACCGCGCGTCCGGTACCGCCGTTGAGTTTCGGAAATACCGCGTCAAGAGCTTATTCACCGGCCACTCCATCGACCAGATGGGCAAGGCGGCCAACGCCCTGCTGGACGGCGGCGCATGCATTACCAGCTACAAGACCGAGCGCGAAACCGAGCTCAAGCGGTTCTCACATGCGTTCGCGCCCTATACCGACGCTAAGGCGCTGTATGCCTCCCTACCTGATAAGCATGTCGCGATAAATAAAGTGCGGCTGCCGAGCGGCAAAGACGCGCCCGCATTTATTGCAGACATGGTGCCGCCACCGGCGAAGGTGAAAGATCGCAGCCATGTATGGCAAGCATGCGCCGAGCGGTACGGCCGCCCTTGGAAAGAGGTGCGTGATAAGATCCAGGCTAAGCGCGCGCAATATGCACAGCTGGATATGGAGTGGCATTCCCGTTTAGTGGAGGAGGATGACTCGCAGAAGAAACGAAGAAAAAACAGATGACTATTGTTTCAAACCTAGTATAGTTAATAGGGTGCAGTTCTTTATATCCAGTATAGGGGGAGTTTGGAAGTGAAAGTGAAATGGTTTATATCTTTTTTGGTAGTTTGCATTTCCTTGTTTGGAACAAACATTGCACTGGCTAAAAGCGAAAGAATCGCTCTTATGATTAACGGTGAATACATCACTACTGGTGCAGGCCCTGCTATTATTAATAATTCCACTTATTTGCCTTTAAGAAACCTTTTTGAGAACATTGGGTTCACGGTCGAATACTATCCGCAATTTAAATCAGCTGTAGCTTGGTATACAAAAGGTGAATTTCGACTCGCATTCGCCCTAAATTCTAAAACAGTAGAAATCGACTCCACCTTAATTAAAGGCAATTCGACTACCGCTAAAATATCGAATTCTGCAATTAGCTATAATAATGCTGTTTATGTTCCTATAAGAGCCTTTGCTGATTTATTAGGTGCCAACGTCAGATACGACAAATTCACCAGTACAGTGCTGTTTAATGTAAGCGATTCGGATATCAAAAAGAGTATCTATCCTCGTATTGGGGTATCTACAGGTGAAGAAACAACAACAGTTGAATCACCGAAAAAAATGTCCGCTAAAGAGATAGCAAAATTGATGGATCGTGTTGGTTATGTAGAGGCGTATGATCAAAATGGATCGTATGCTAGTGGGTCAGGCTTCTTGTTAGGCAATGGATTGTTTATCACGAACAGTCACGTGGCGCATGATGCAAATGGCATATTAGTTAAGCTAGGAAATGATGTATATGATTCCGAAGGATGGTTTCTTTTTGACAATACTGTAACCGACTTATTCGGTTTAGTCTTATCTTCCCAATATAGCTCTGATGGAAGAGCTATAGGTAAAATTCCTGAACAATACATTGACTATAACACCGAATTACCTGAGATTGGCGACAAGGTTTTTGCCATCGGGAGTCCACAAGGTTTAGAAAACACAATATCTGAGGGCATCGTTTCTGGAATTAGAAAGGACAAAAATGACATTACATTGATTCAACATACTGCTGATATAGACCATGGTTCAAGCGGCGGTGTACTTCTCAATGAATATGGTCAAGCCATTGGAGTCACTTCCTCTGGAATTGAAGGCTCTAACTTGGAGTTTGCAATCCCAATGAAATATGTACAAGATGAGTTAACCAAAATAGTCAAATAAATCTCCCCCCAAATGACACCATCATTTGGGGGTTTTTCGAAAAACGAATGACATAGTCATTTTTCGGGCATATAATATACGAACAAACATTCGTGTAAAGGATGCTCGTCATGGAACGCAAATTGCCTGATCCAAAAAGCCCATTTCTCCCTGCGGAACACGAGGTCGAGCTCGTAAAAGAGCAACTCGTACTCCGTGCTATGCAGGATCTGCTCAACCATGAAATTAAACATCTCCAGGCGGCGCCTAAGATTAGGATGACTAATTTGTACGTACGTCAGTTGGATACCTTTATGGATCGAATTATCAAGGCACAATACATCAACCGGCGAACAATCAAAGAGGCTGGCATAAAGGTGCTTGACATTGAGCGCGTAAAAAGTGGCGGAGGCGGACTGAAGACATGCTATTTAAAACGGGGCTACGAATACGAGTTTCGGATGCTGGGAGATTACCTGCGCGCGGAGTGCGAGGTGTATCTGTCCACCATGCTGCGGATCGATTTAAATGACGATCGCCGGCTAAAAGAGGAAATCGAACGGATGGAGGAACGTGAAGAATCGTTGTAACTAATTACCGCCTACATTGTAGGCGGCTTTTTCTTTTCTGTAGCAAAGTTCTATAGTAACATAGTTGGGGAATCTAGTGATTTATTCTTATATAAGGGAGAACGGGGAAATGAAGAAAAAGATTCTTATCAGTTTGGGGCTTACCTCTGTTGTCGCCGCATCAGTGGCATTCGGGGCCTTTGCAGCAAACAAACTCACCCTGGTTGTAAACGGGAAAGTATCTTCTGCTGAAACGAAAGTCATTAGCGGCACCACCTACGTTCCACTTCGGGCTGCAGCTGAACTTCTCGGAGCAGAAGTGAAGTATGACGCTTCAACAGGTCGAGTGGAGATAAACTCCGCCAGCGGGGAGTATACGACAACAGGATCAACGACTAAACAAACCGCAAAGTCTTACTCCGTCGATGTTACAGTTAATGGTGGTCCAATGGTATTGAAAATTACGAAAGTAACGCTAGATCCAACATATAAAGGGTACTCTTTTTCGACAGAAGAACGAGCCGTGATTCTGGATGTATCAGTCGAAAATACTTCTAACGATAAAGTCACATGGCATGTCGACCAGTCAGAGATCGTTCTAAATACTAAAGAACAAGTTGAAATTACTTTGCCCTCTGAGAACCGCATCAGTTCAGAATTCAATGGGAAAGTTGTGAAGAAAGGACAAATTGTATTCCCTGTTAAGAGTGAATTGACGGACATTACAGATATTCGACTTCTCTTAAAATATGTATTGAATGGGGAGTACGAAACACTCGCCGAGGATCAAGAAACAACTATAACTTTGCAATAAAAAAAATCCCCCGCCAGCTCACGCCAGCGGGGGATTCGTCTTAGTCAATATTCACGATATTTGTTTTCGCATCCCATGACAGCGTAGCCCCGAACGCCTCGCTGATCGCGCGCGCAGCGACGTAGGTGACGCCGTCGATCTGCTTCGATTCCACGATCTTCCCGCGAGCGATAACGGAGCCGGACGGCAGCGAGGGCTTCGTCTCCTCGCGTTTGAATGCAACGCCGAAATATTCGCAGATCCCCCGCGCCAGCTCTTCCGCGCATTCGTTTCGGTAGGATTCAGACAACAGCAACCGTGCATCATCTTGGTTCGTCATGAAGCCCGCCTCGACGAGCACGGCCGGCATGTTCGTTTCACGCAGAACATGATAGTCGGCTGTCTTCACTCCGCGGTTCGGCAGCTGCGTGCCAGCGATCAAATGGCGATGCAGTACCTCGGCCACACGTTTACTCGCCGCGCTCGTCGGATAATGGAACGTCTCGATGCCTCTCGCGCTTCCCCACGCTTCGCCTGCCGCGTTTGCATGGATGCTGATGTACAAATCAGCCTTCGCCTTATTTGCCGCGTCTGTGCGCGCCTGCAGCGGCGTATCCGCGTCCGCCGGGGCGACCAGCAAGGTGCGAAAACCGCAACGCTTCAGATGCGCGTCCAACTTGGCGGCAACGGCTCGGTTGAATTCGTTCTCCTTCATCACTGCCCCGTCAGCGAATGCCGGTGTCCGCTTACCCGGCGTCTCCATCCCGTGGCCGTCGCATATTGCGACCAGCTTCCCCATGCCGATATCCCCTTTCTTCTTGACGCAGATTGCTGAGCCCAACAGCCGACCCGCGCCCTGATCTTCCGGCCACAGGTACGTGCTTCCGCCGCCGTCGCCGTTCAGCGCATCCGGGCAGCCGAGCTCGTCCATAATCTTGCCGAGGTCATCCAGCGAAACGGCGTCAACGGTGGTGACCATGACGAGATGACCGGCCTCAGTGATGCCGACGGCAGTCCGGATCGCCTTGCGCTGCCAGATGTCTTCGCCGAGCTGATCACGCTCGATCGTATCCCTGATGACGTTCTTTCCCGCCCGACGCAGTACCGGCGATCCTTGAACCGCCCAGCGTGCCGTCCGGGGAGCCTTCCCGATCTGCAACGAGCCATCGGTCCGCATGTACAGCTCCTCGCGGGGCAGCGTCTTGGGAATATCGCTGACGACCGTCTTTCCGTCAACGACCAGCCGACCGATCGGCGCACCAGTCTTAATGTCGGCGAAATTAAAATTGAGGGCCAAGTCGGCCCCCGTCGCTTTTGCTATGTCCCGCACGCGCGCGCCCGGTTGATAAGCGGCATAGACTTCGTCCTGTCTCGGATCAACTGTAGCGACCCGGACGTTAAATCCGTTGATCTGCATCGGATAGCACCGGCGCCGTCGGTTCATTGGTGACCTGTGTCAGCACCTTTTTCTTGGCATTGTAATCGAGCACCGCTTTCTCAATGGCAGCTTCGACCGAATCCATCGTCAAGGATTTGAGACCATACTCTCTAGCGCGGTCGAGCACATAGTTAACAGCGGCATTCAGTTTCGCTTGCCCGCCATGATCCTTGTAGGCTGCTTCGGCCAGCGCCATCCCTTCAGCCGCCAGGCGATGCAGGAACGCGCGTTGATCGGCGGAATCCCGTGTGTCAATCCACTTGTTGATCTTGCGTCCGAGCAGGGCGATCGCCCCCATAATTACGGTGACCAGCGCACCAATCAGCGCCTCTACAATCGTTGATACGTATGGATCAAGTACTTGCATCATTATCAATCAATCCTCCCCAAGGTTATGGTTTGTAAAATCCACCTTTCATCGCGTATCCCACGATAAAGACGATCACTGCGCCACCGACCGCTGTCAGCAGCCAGTAGCATATTTTGTGAATCTGGTTCAGCCGGTGATGTGCGCTTTTGGTGCTTTCCAGTGCCTTACTAACCCCTTTCTCCACATCATCAACACGGCGTGAAATTTCGTCTTGCCTCCGTGTAAAATCGTCCAGCTTTTCGAGCCGGGTTGAGAGCTTGGTGAGCTCTATCTTGATTTCTGATATGGATTGATAAAACTTTTCCAGCTCCATCATCGGCGATCTCCCCTCCTTCCCCGAAAATGAAAAGGCCCCGCCTACTAAGCGGAGCCCTCGACAACCGGCATCAAGTCCGGTCTTTTCGTGAATATTTCTGCGCAAACCAGTTCGCGATCCTCCGCTCCTAGCGCTGTATAACTAGCCACGATATCTCCAATATCGCGCTCCCCCCGGTTGTACCGGGTGATGCATGCGTTCGAGATAATACGTATAATCGGCATCGACATGGACATGGTTACTCACCTCCTCCCACGCCGAATAGCTCCGCGAGCGCGAGCTCAACGTCGGCCAGTCTGGCATTCAGCTGCTGGAATCGGTCCTGCTCGACGGCGACCGTATCAGCCACCACCGTAATCGTCACTTCATTAAGCCGGCTTGCCGTGGCCTCGCCGACGCGTACTGTCTGAGATCCAGCCGCATCGAATATCAGCTGCAGAGACGCAATGCCGTCCGACGGCGAGACCTTGGCGACGATCTCTCCAGTCAAGGGATTCTCGAAAGTAAGACTGCTCAACTCCGTCTGGGCGGATATGCTGACTTTAAAAGGGAAGCGGTCCGCTCGATAACTACCGCCTCCGTGAAGGATGGCCGGCAGCGTCTCGATCAGGACCGCCCCGTCGTCGCTATAAACGTTGTACCCATCGATAATCATATAAGAGCCCTCCCTATGACAGCGTCAGCCTGGTTAACAACACTGTGCCCGGTCCTCCTGCCACTGGTGATACAAAATTGGAGTTATACCCTGAACCGGCATTCCCACCGGTTACATGCGCAGATGCGTAGCTGGTCGGCGCTATTACACTAATAACTCCGCCGCCGCCGCCGCCGCCGCCCCCAGCATAACTATCGTACGCGTTCCCCCCATTCCCGCCTCGCGCCTCTAACGTGAGAGCCGGCACCGCATTCTCGCTGAGCACCATAATAAGTCCCGCGCCTCCACCTCCCGCGCCGGCTGCACTAAATTGAGAACTATTACCTTCGCCACCTCGACCTCCATCGGCTACCACAGAACCGCCGCCGCCACCACCTGGGGCGTAAATGTTTCCGTTGTTTGTGCCCGTCCCTGCACCGCCACCCCCGCCGCCGCCGCTGATAAGAAGATCCATATCCATCTTTCCAAGCCAATGGGGGAACCGGAACCCCAACGTACTGTAAAGGGGTAGGCATTTGTTCCCGCCAACTCCCGGTGTATTGGTGCCCGTAGCGCCGCCTCCACCGCCAGCTTTCGTTGTGGAAAGGAAATAACTAGATCCGCCACTGGCACCGGAGCCCACGCTAGTTACCACGCCATTGCCTCCATAGGCACCATTTGCTTTTATCCAACCGCCGCCACTGATGGATCTAGCGAAAATGAAAATAGCTCCTGCCCCAGCACCTCCAGAAGCACCGGTACCCGAGCCACCAGCTGCCGGTGACCCTGCTAGCAGTGTACCGTTAATCACGAGTGAGTCGCATGCAATTATGGCGGGTTCAAGCGTGTTCGGAAGCTTAACTACAGCGCCGGCCCCGATGGTGAGCGTGTTGGCAAGCACGACGTTATCCGGCAACGTATAGGTCTGCGAGGCAGTGTACGAAAGGTTTGCTGCCGCCTTGCCGCATCGGACCATCTCGCGATAAAGATCATATAGAGGTCCTACTTTTCTGCCCTGTCCTAGGAAAATTTGATTAAGCATCGCCATATCGCCCATCGCTTACACTCCCTTACGTAAATGCTTTCGTTTCTCCGCCGAGCGTGCCGTCGGGATTATAGGAATAGGTGGTCGTCACCGTGACGCCGTTCCCGCTGACCGTTTCCGTGGAGAGGCTGCCGTCCGCTGGGTTGTACGTGTATGTCGTTGTTCGAATTACTCCGCCATCCTTAGTCTCAACGATTTGATACAGCTGGCCGTTCGCATGGTAACTAGGCGTTGATGCATCCGTATCCAACCCAAGGATCATATGGTGCGCTTGTTGGACGCCTATTTCCAATTTGTTCAGGTTGGCCGCATTGAGCGGCGTACCGACTTGGGTCGTCGCTCCGGGTGCAGGGCTCAACTGGTAATGTTTCCTCGGCCCGAACGTTGTTGCCGCGCTGCCCAGTTCAAGTTGCGGATGAGTGATGTGATAGGCACCTGGTCCATCCCCAGAATTCCCGAATAACACGAAAACAGCTTCATGCTCACCGCTGTTAAATGTGATATTCCCCGATGCATTATAGGCAGCTCCCGGTAGGGACTCCGTGATGCTCTCGTTGAAAACAGCAATATACCCATAGCGTGCTTGGGTCGATAGTGTGTAGACCGTGTTGGGTAGAACAGGGACTCTAACTTGCACCCAACGAAAACTCTCGTTGGGGCTCGCCGTTAGCTTATAATCGTCCTGCGGATCGATCACTGGGTTAAAACTTGGATGATTAAATTCCCACTCCGTGAATGGCGGCAACAGGTTTATATTACTGCCGCCATTGTCCCTCATGTAGTAAGTCAACGGGTTTTCCACTATTCGGTCATTCCAAATCGTTCTAATGTAGGTCATCAGTAAATCGGCCCCCATTCCCCGCATGTCTGCGTGCCGCAGTAGCGTAGATTGTCGTATGCCAGGAGTCCGAGCTCATACAGCAGCTTCAGGTTGCTCTCCAGCCGGATAGCGTCCTTATAGTCAAATCCGAACCCGCGCGACCATGTCTTGCCCGGATCGAAGCCTGCGGGTGTGATAAAGTACGAACGGATCGTCTCTAAATTGCTCTCGATGCGGTTGATATCCGACAGGAAGAGCAGGCTGGTCTTCGATCGGTTCGTTACCATCGTCATGGCCGGCATAGTGTACTGGATGCTGTTCAGGTATGCGGCCACGGTCGCAAGATTGCTCTCGATCCGATTGAAGTCCGCCGCGTTGATCGAGTCATCCTCGCCCCAATCGAGTTTCGGAACGATCCAAGCCATCTAGTTCACCGCCCCACGCGCTTCCGACTTGGCCGACAAGTAACCGGCATAGTTGATCTCGTTCTTCGTAACGAACACCTTCATGTCCGCGCCATACGTGTTCTCGATCGTAATGACATCGCCCAGTTCATGCGCCGGATTACCGCGCCAGTTGGATCGATAAGCCGCCCGGTAGCCGCGCTGTGCGAGTATCCAGTTCGCAACGGCCTCCGCGTTCGCCGCTGAATTAATCAGCGTGTTTCCGTCCAGCTTCAACGTATCGCCTTTCACCGGGGCCGCGACTGTGACTTCCGCCGCCGTCTCCAGGTCAGTCCAGTAGGAAACGACCACTTGCCCCGTCGCCTTCTCCAGATTGATCTGCGCCTCGTTGTACTGGTTATCTAGCGTGACGGCGTCCTCGGCCGCCCCCATGGCGCCGAGTCGCCGGACCGTAAGCACGTTCTCCCGCGTCACCCAGACGACGGCTCGACCGGCGAGAGCGATCATCTGCAGAATGTCCTTGCAATTGGTGCGTTCGACTAGCCCGAGCGTGCTGACACCTTGAAGCGCGGTATCGATGCTGTAGTCCGTTACGCCGCACAGCGCGAACAGCTCGACGGCCATCTGGTAGAGCGTGTATCCGGTCTTCGGAACGAGGTTCTCATACTCGATCTCGGCCATGGCGTCTAGGATCGTCCGGGCCGTGAACGTCGCCGTCATGCTGCCTTCGTCGCTCCGCCATTCCGCCAGCAGGTAGTTCCCGATCGGGACGTACTCATAGACGCCGTTGCCGATATCCAGCCCGATTTCTGCAATCACTTGCTGACGTTCCTGCAAATACCTGTAGAAACCGGTTGGATTCAATATGTTGAACTCGCGGCTGCTGTTATCTACCGTGAACGTGAATTCCGGAGACGGTAGCTCACCAGAAGTCAGGTCGATCTGCTCGACGAGCCCCATGCTGACCAGGTTGTCGTCCGTGTAGACGCGAACCACACCGAAATCTACCTCCAGCACCCGCGCGCGGCGGTCGCTTCGGCACCACTTCTTAATCGTGATGATGATCTTCTTATAGTTGTACAGCTGGCCGATCGGCGTGCATAGCGTGTCCGTGTTGCCCGTCACGTTGACCGTCGCGATGACCGAATTATCGGCGGCGTAGGCGGCCACGGTGAAGTCGGTCGCGTATTCCTCCGCGTCGAAGGTGATTGTCAGTCCGAGACTGGAATGCGTCGTGCCGAAGACGAACGTCAGCGTCGGGAAACTCGCGAACGTGCCGTCGGCGCCGCTGAGCACACTGCTGCAGAAACCCATCTCGCCGTTGTTCGCGATCGTGTCATCGGGGAATGTGAATGTGCCGTCCAGCTTGAACAGGTCCGTCTCTAGCGTCGCTAGGCGCGAGCTGGCCGTGCGCTTCTTGTTGATCAGCTGCTGCTTGTTGCTGATCGCGGCCTCGCTGGACGTTGTGATGCTGGTTACGTCGCTCGCCGCTGTGACGTCGGATATGTCAAACGTCACCCGCCCGGTCGTAGCCCGGTAAGGGGCGTAGATACCGGCTTTGAATTTCTGACTCGTTTCGTACATGCACGCCCCTACCTTTCGATCAGATTGAATTTGACGTCCTTGTATCGCGGCACGCCGTCTATAAAATCCATGACGTTACAAGTCCGGTCCCCTGCGTAGAACGTGCCCGTCCGGTTGCCGCCTGTTTGTGGATCAACATATGTGACATCGAAAAACAACTGACTGACAGCGTTAAGTACCTGCTGCGTCTGAGCTGCCGTTAAGAACTTCCAACCTAGCTCAATCTTGCGCTTGGTCGCGATCCGCTCCCCGATCATGTCGCCTTTAGCATTACGCTCCGTGTTGTTCACGTCTTGAATGCCCAAAGAGTAATCAGTAGGGGTAGGAAGGGCCACCCCCGCTATAGAAATAAGCGCCACGCGCCCTCACCTCCTACGTTGTTCGGATCATGTTGCCGCCGATCCGGCGCTGTTCTCGCGCCAAATAGGGCGCCATAGCTCGTGCTATGGCTACGCCGTCGATGTTCAGAACTACGTCGCCGTTACGCTGACCACCTGTCTGCTGGAACTGCATCGCATGCATGACGGCCGTGCCGAGCGCGCCGGCTAGCTTGTCGACGAACGAAGTATTCTCCAACGGCACGATCATTTCCGCGCCGGCTTCGCCCGCGATGTAGTTACCCATGTTGGTCTCACCGTCGACGATACCGCCGCGAGCCAGCTTCTGGAGCCGTGGCATTTCCGGGATGTTGATACCGAAGCTATTCCCGCCGACTCCCGGAATCCAGTCTGGGAATTCGAATTTGATTTTGTTCAGCCCGCGAACTACCCAGTTCATACCGTCAATGATGCCATTAAACAACCCGACGAATAGATTAGCGATCGGGTTCACGACGTTCGACTTCAGCCAATCAGCGGCCACCGACCAAACCGACTTGATACCTTCCCATACTGTCGCAGCTGTTTCTTTGACCGTATCCCAGTTCTTCACCAGCAAGTAAATGCCAGCTGCCAAAGCTGCTACAGCCGCGATTACTAGGGTGATCGGAGAGGTAAGCACCGCCATCGCAACATTGAATGCTTTCGTCGCCGCTGTCCCGATAGCCGCTGCTGCATTCCAGGCGATCATAGCTGTCGTCATTGCCGCCTGTGCTACCGTCGATGCGACCATCGCGACCTTGTTCGCGACCATCGCGGTCGTTGAGGCTGCCCACCTCGCCGCATTCGTTACCAACGACGCCGCGGCCGTCGCCATTGCTTTGATGAAATCTCCAATCAGCAATGCTTTGCTCGCGAGCAGCGCGGTTCTGTTAGCAGCAATGGCAGCTGTGCTGGCCACCCAGGCCGCCGTCTTCTTGGCAAGTGCCGCGGCCGATGACGCGAGCGAGACAACCAAGTCTTTGGCGTACATGACGGTCAGCGCTGCCGTTTTGGCCATGTTAGCCACTTTCGCGCCCGTCGCGGCCCAGATCGTTGCCGTCATCCGCGTGAAGGCCGCTGCCACACCGCCGGACGTCTGTATAAACGCCATTAGCTCTATCGTCTTCCAGGCAGCAAAAAAGCCCACTAGGGCTGCTGTGATTGTCGTGACGGTTGATTGGTTATTCGACATCCATGTACCGATGCTGGTTAATGCGGTGCCGAGTTGATTTAATACGGACACGATTATCCCGCCGGTCCACAGCGCGATTGGCTGAAGGAAGTTCTCCCACAACCAGATGCCGATCGACTGGAACGCCTTGAGCAAAGGGGTCAGTACGGTGAAGGCCCCGGCCAACGCATTGAGAAATGCAGGGATCAGGCTCTGGATCGCCCAGGTACCGAACGGAACGAGGATATTGTCCCAAAACCACTTCAGCCCTTCAAAGAGAACCATTGTAAAAGGTTCGATAGCGGCTTTCAATCGGTTGAAGCTGTCAATCAGCGGCTGGAAGTTGATACCGGACAGGGTACTTCGGATCTTATCGGCCATCTCCTGGACCTTTTCGGAAATTCCGAGTGTCTGATCCTCGTACGGGGTCATGTCGATACCCGCGGCATCCATACCAGCGCCCGCATCGTCAGCCCCACCACCAGCACTCTCAGGCTCTTTCAACAGGTTTACTTCATCAAACCCAAGGAGCGACCCGGCCGCCTTCTTGGCGTCCTTGCTGGCCTTCGTCGCTGCATCTCCGGCTGCTTCATGAGCATCGCCCAGGCTACCGACGGCCGCCGTTTGGGATTCGATCGTAGCGGTTTGTGCGTTACCGGCTTTAATGTTCGCCTTCGGGAAGAGTGCCCGCATGAGGGCAGCGAATTTCACAAAGGCGGTTTCGGCAGCGCGCGCCAAGCTCGTGAGCAATGGCAACGCGATATTCAGGATGGGAAGGAACGCCTGTCCCAAAGCGAGCCGGGCGTCGCTCAACGCGGCAATAAAACCACCCTTCAACAGCGCCGTATTCTGAGCGATCTCAGTCCCGAAGTTACTTGTCGTCGAGTCCAAGATGTGCTGATACAGGATGGTCTTCTTCATTCCTTCACTGAGCTCTTCCCATGGAGCGTTGTTCGCCAGCATCTTGTACGCCTGCGACTGCTGGATCGCGGAGACACGCACGTTCACGCCTAATTCATCTCATTTTGTTATCGTAAAGGCTTTTTATCCTCTACTTCCGGGGCTTTCGCCGCATTATAGGATGTTATTTCATCCTCGGCTCAGCATACATTTTCACCTTCGTCATTACACGGTCAGGTGCCGGGCACTCGTGGGCACGTTATATTCTGTGCTATAAAAAGCACAGGTTCAGTACCTATGCGTTACGGTGAGCCACGCCTTTTAGAACGTGCTTTACCTCGGTATTAACATGCCAACATTATTCACTCATTGTCGGTTTAGTCTCCACCGATTTTACCCAGTGTTTTACCTAGAGTATTTCTACTTTAGGCGGCAAATGTTTGCCCCGTCGGCTTCTTGGTTCATGGCGGAACGCATGCGATCGGAAATCTCAGCCGAGGCCATGCCGGTTTTGCTTCGAATAATGGCCGCCGCCTTGATCAGCGCCGTCGTCTTGTTGAAGAGATCCTTCTCGTCTTTTGCGATCGACTTTAGCCGTAGCGAGTAGTTATTAGCCATCTCAGTGACTTCCAGCTTTGAGAAGCCCATCGTATCGCCCACGGTCTTTTGCCACTTTTTAAAATCGTCGATGCTGCGGCCCAACGTGACGCTAAGGGTACCCATCAATGCTTCGAATTTTATCGCATCGCCCATGGCAGCCCCTAAGCCCATGCCAACGCCGAGAGTAGCCAGGGTCGCGGCGATCCCGGCAACGGCCTTGCCAACGCCACTTTTAAAGCGCTCTAGGTCTGCCCGCGCTTTCTGCATCTCCTTGCGCATCGCAGAGAAGTCGGCGCCTGCCCTGATCATCAACTGCCGTACCAATGCCATCTATCCGCCCACCTCCTTCCCGCCCATCTGTTTGTTCAGCGCGCGGATGACGTTGAGCATTTGCTTGTCGGTCATCGGTTTCTTCTTGACCGGTGCCTTGCCGATCAACTTTTCGAGTTTCGGCATGCGCTTGGCACGCTGCAATACCGCGTTCAGATACGCTTGCGTCACGCGCTCATCGTGCATGAACTTTTCACGCTTCTGGTTCTCCTCGATGAATATCGCAAGCTCGTGCGGGGTCATTTCGTCATAATCGCGTAAAGGAATGCCCATAGCAAAGGCAGCCCGCAAAGACGTTTCCCAGCAGAAAGGTGCTGGCTCTACCTCCTGCGCGGCTTCGCCGTCGGGGCCACTGTCTTCGGAGCTGCCGGGGTGTTTCCCTCGACACCGCGCATCGCGATCTGGAACGCCTCCTGCATTTTCTGCATCAGGTACCCCATGCTCGGTGCATAGTCGAGAATGTCCTCCATCATGTCGAGGGTCAAGTTCTCGCCGTGTTCCTGCGCGTCCCGAGACAGACCGTGGAAGAAGATCGTCTCCAGTTCCTCCATATCGAAGTCGTTGTCGCCCTCGATTTCCTCCACGCTTTTCCCCGTGAATGCCATCATCCGTTTCAAGGCCTTATGCCCGAACCGCAGTTCCCGCGGCCTATCCAATTCCACGATTACAACGTCGTTGTTATTTGCTGCAGCCATTACATTCCCTCCCGGAATAAAGAATAAGGCCAGAACGAAGACTCCGTTCTAGCCGCCAGTTTGTTACGGCGTTACCTCTAGGTTGAGGATCGGCTCGCCCGATACTGTGATCGTCGCCTCGAACGTTAGCGCGTCCTCGAGCTCCGCGCTCGTCGAGAATCCCGTTACGACTCCGCTGAATTCCCATTGAGCATTCAGCGACGGCGGGAACACAATCTTGTATGCGGACGTAGCCCCGCTTTCGAACGCTGCGTAAATTGCTGCTTGGCCGACATCGTCCGGCGCAAAGAATCCGGAAATGGATACCTCGCCGCCGTCCTTAAAGCCCGCGATCTTACGGCGGTAGCCGCCGGAGCTATCAAGAGCAGTTACGTCGATCGATTCAGCAGACGCCTCGATTCCTCCGATGCTGGACAGGTTGCCTACGGCATTCGTCCCGATCATCAATTTTGTGCCTAGTGCGCGTGTTGCCTCTGCCATCCTTTTTCCCCCTTAAATGTGAACTGTGAAGGAGATGACGCATTTATGCAGCCGAGTTTCGTCTTCATAAATCTCGTCAGGTTCCTCCAAAATCAATTGCTGGATGAATAGCCCCTCTTCGCCGATTTCACGCCCCTGGAAGCTGATGAGCAAGGCGAGGGCGGCATCGGAGTGTTGCTTCATTTCCCCATAGTTCGAGGCTACAACATTCATATCGACCGTCAGTGACTTACTGCTGCCGTATCCCGTAAGCGTGCTCACCGGCAGCCCCGGGCTCGCTCCATATACGACATAGGGCGCGACCGTCTCCTTGGGAGCGGCAAGCGGAAACAACTTATCGCCCACATCCGGGAGAGAGGCGAATTCCTCCACCATAGCTGTCTCAAAGCTCAACCTATTCACCCCTTCAGAATCTTGTCGATATCCTTAACGGCCACCTGTACCGTCTTCGTCTCGATCGCGTCCTTGTTGCCATCGATGGCTCGTTTAAGATACCGGTAGCCGGGGATATACCCGCTCTCACCCACCCGGAAGCCATATTCCTGGGATGCCGGGTAGTATGAGCGCTTGCCCTCCTTGCTGATCTTGACGAAGATGTCATTCTTGGCTGGGTCGAGCTTGATGTTGTACATCTTCTTGCCGACCTTCGTCCGCCGCTCCGGCTTCAAGATCAGAGCGCCTTTCAGGTCGCCTTGATCAACAGGTGCGTTCGCCTTGGCGGCTTTGAATGCAATGCTCGCCCCGGCCTTCGCCGCCTTCGTTACTACCTTCTGCGGAACCTTCTCCAGTTTTTTGAGCATAGCTTCCAGCTCGGCCATGCCCTCAATATCAGATCGCCTCGCCATCGATCAGACCTCCAACGAAGTCCGCGAACAGACAAGTTCCAAATGCTCGCCGCTCTTGGAATAGGTGCGGACGACATGATAAGTCGTCCCCTCGTGGATCAGCGTCTGCTCCTGCTGATACTCAGCTGCCTGGACTTCGAAGACGATCTCCGGCCGGATACCGACGGCATGCGCTTGGTAGAACTCCGTCTGTCGGACTGACTTCCGGTTTGCCATGACCTCACGCTGGATAGGTTCGCCAATGACTTCGGCTCCGTATTTGTCGCGCGTCTTCTCACCCGGCGTCAGCAAGTAAACCACATCCCGCCACATCATGACGGCACCGTGTATTCCACGGACAACGTTAGGTGCGACTTCAGCGAATCGTACGACTTGCGAAAGCGCTCTGCGTCAGCATTGTCGAAACCGAACTCGGACTTCACATAAAGAAACACCGCCCTCTTGATGAGAGGGTCGGTGTCGTCTGAGGCTTTCTCCGGCAGCACGCCGGATAGGGCAAGGTCGGCGGTCGCCGCATCGATCAGCCCTTGAATCTCGTCGTCGAAGGCGGCGACGGTGACGCGCAGGTGCTTCTTCGCTAGCTCAAGGAATGCCACGGCTACCGCCTCCTACTCCTCTTCCTGCAGGGCGACCGCGACTGCGTCCAGCGCTTCAAGAGCTGCCAGCGCATTCTCTTTGCCGCGTACCTTCTCGCCGTTCGGCAGTACGAAGTATCCGCCGCCGACATGCTCAAGGCGAGAGTCATCGTTCGAATCGTCTTGATCCGATGCAGCTGGAGCCGCGGAAGCGACCGGATTTCCACCCCCTGCCGCCGTTGCATCATCAACCGCCGACGCCCCGTCTTGCGGAATTAAAAAAGCATCGTCCGCAGGGAGTTGATCGCTCGCCGTGGTCGATGCCTGATTAGGTTCTTCCGTTTCCTCTTTGCCGAGGTAGCCGCCGCTCTGAAGATAGGCAATACGCGCCGAATCAGCCGAGAGGTACGCGCTACCGACGCGGAAATGCACGCCCTGTACCTTACACAAGAATGCTCGTGTCACAACTGCTCTGTAAATCATGGATGTTCACCGTTCCCTTCTGGGTTCTATACCGCAGCTGCTTTCTTCACGCGCAGGAAGCCGTTCTTCGACACGACGTTGCCACCTACGAACACGCTGGACTTATGCGCGATCATACCCGCTTTGAACTTATAGTCCGTCGAGCGTTGAACGTCGATGTCGCTGAAGATCGTCAGCATGTAGTTCGAAAGCGGACCGTATGCCATCATATATTGACCAACTGTAGCTGTATCAACATCCTTGCACGCGCTATTGATGATATACGGAACACCGTCAATAGTCCCCGTGTTGCCATTCGTTTTAACGTCGTAGACACGCTTGGAATCAGTATTACGCAATGTCGCGAACGCCTTCAGAGTTTTCTTGCTCAAAATGAGCACGGAAGGATCTTCAACATCCTCATCGCCGCCAAAGTTGAACAGAATCTCGTCCAGCGTGAACTCGTCGACCTCGGAAACCTCGAGGTCAGTACCAGCATCGATTGCCGTCGCTGCCGTCGAGAAGATACCGGTGAGGTGGTTAGTCGTTCCGTCACCGACCAGGATCTCACGAGTGATTTTTTTGCGGGTCGCGATTGTGATACCTTTCATGACCTCACCGTCGTAATCGGCAGCAGGCAGCTTCAGGATCTCCTCAGAATCCTCGGCATAAGCAGTGACCTTCGCCTTGCTAATTTGAACCTTGCCGAATACCGGCTCTGCGTCGGCGTAGTTTGCCCCTTCGCCGGTGTAGTCGCCAGTACCGTAGCCCTTGAGGTATGGCTGCTCGAAGCTCTCGCCGCCAGGCAATGGCTTGTGCGTTACACGATCGATGAGGCTGGATACCTCATTGAAGGTGCCGCGGATGTCGCTCGCCGTATGCTTCGGCAGAACCACGTTCGAGGAACCGACCGTAACAGCCCGCATTTCTTTCAGTTCTTTGCCGCGCTTCTCGGCTGCCTTGCGTACTTCCTTAGCTGGATCAGGCGTGTCGCCTGGCGTAAACATGTTCGTTTGCCGAGCTTCGACTGTGCCAGCCTGAATACCAGCCGCCAGCGACTTACGCTTCTCCCTCACCATGCTCTCACGAATTTCGATTGCCTCTTCGCCGAGGGAGCGCAGCTCAGCTTCCAATTCGTCGATATTCACTTCGCCATCGCCTTCAAGCAATGCGCGGATCTCGCCCTTGCGAGCTTCGATCTCCGTCAATCGAGCCTGTCCTTCTGCGCCGCCAGAGAATGTTTGCAGGTTCAACGCGAAACGGAATTTCTTTTGTCCTTTATTCATATACAGAAAACCTCCCAAGTTTGTTTAGAGTTGTGCCAAGAGTGCCAGACGCTTCCGCTTCTCACCGTTCGCAACAGCCTGTTTTTCCTTCTCAATTTCCGACTCGAACGCGGAGCGCGCAGAGATCGATGTCGAGTCATACGCCGGGATATCGACCGCCGAGACATCGTATACCTTCTTGATCCGCAGCACAGTCCGCGTGCGGGTCTCGGTGTCATAGGACGCTTCCTTCGTCGAATAGGCGTAGCTCATGCGGTCGATGTAGCCGCCGCGGATCTCCTCGTAAAGCTTGCGGCCCTCTTCGGTACCGTCCAGGCGCGCCCGGATGAACAGCCCTTTCGAATCGATTTTCAGCTCGAGCGTATTGTTGCGCGTGCGGGCCATGACCTTGCCGCCGTGATTGTAGTTAAAAATCACGTCGGACATGTCAGCCTCGCGGAGAGCTTCAGGGTGAACCTTCTCCTTGTACTGCTGGTCGCCATATTCGTAGAGCACGGTCGGCTCATTGAACCGAACGGCATAGCCCTCGACGTAGAGCGCTTCTTCTGCATCATCACCTTCGCCGAGCGCAGCTGCTCGAATCTCAAACTCAAACTCGCGGTAATCGCGATCCTTTCGGCGTGGATCACTCATCCCCATCGTCATCCTCTTCCTCACCTCCCTTCGGTGGAGTCGGCGCCGCCTTCGGCTTCTTAGCCGGCGGAGCATCATTCACTACCGCCGTATCAAGTCGCCGGATCGGCTCGTCGCCGCCTTCGAGTGGCGCCTGATTGAACACCTCGCGCCATTCGTTCGGCGTCATCGCGCTGCGGTCGACCATTTCGCGCAGCTCGAGCTTTGTTTTCGCACTGGCGTACTGTAATCGGTTCGACTCGAACACGATCTCATTTCCATGGTTCTGCTCGTTCTCGCTGAAAATCTTTATTGTCGCTTCTAGGCTTGTCTGGATCGCGAATGTAGGTTCGAGTACGGATTCATAGAAGGCATTCCACTCATCCTCGCTGTAACTGGAATTGATAATCTTGGCGTTAACACCGAAGTAGTTGTATACCTTCCGCTCGATCAGCTCCATCTGCTTCGCGTCTATCATTTTCGGTTCTGCCTTCATCGGAACGAATTCTGCATTTACGTCAGTCGCTGCGATCCCGCCGCCATTTTCAGGATTTAGGTAATCGCGAATAAAGTCGTCCGTCTGCTTTTTCCTATCCGTTGGCCGAAGGTTAGTTGAGAACTTCAGAATCCCTCGAATGAACGCTGATGACTTGATCGCATTGATGATGCCTTGATTAGATGCATTGATCAATTCAAGCGTAGGAAGCAACGGGTTCTCGTTTCCGTTGCCGAAGTCCGGGTCCAAATTAAAAAACCGACGTAGATGAATCACGTCGGCATAGGGCACTGTATAGGTTTCGCCATTCCGCATCCGAAAGCGGACGAAATATTCGTTCTCCGTCTCCAACATCTCGGCCATGACACAATCCACCGGATAGAAACCGCGGACCCGGTAGCCTTCCATCGGCCCGGCTCGGTCGATCAAAATGAACGCGTTCGAGCGAAGCAGCAACTGGGTGAACACCTTGTACCAAAATGCATAGGCGTTCTGTTTTGGGTTCGGCCGGACACTAAGCAGACGCTCGATATTCCCGCCGACCTGCTTGACCTTCCCGTTAACTCGCCGGATATGCTTCGCCTTGATCTTGGCAGCATTTCGCGCGATAGTGTCGACCGTAGCCCGCACGACGTCGCTCTCGTAGGTGTCGTCGCCGAACGGTGTGAACACCGGGGTGTAGCCACCGAGGAAGCGAGTGCGGAACGTATTCACAACAGCACCCGCGAACCGGCCAAACGTCTTCTGAAACATTCCCAATCGTCTATCACCTCCTCATATGGTATATTATTTCCAAACAACCTTAATGGAGGAAATCATCAATGCCCAGACTATCTAGCATGCCATTCTATACCGGTAAGCTCCAGCTCATTGCAAAATTTTCAAACGATTTGGCACGACTTAGTTTCCTGCAATCCGGAAAAGTGTACATGAACCGACTTGGGATCTACAAAGAAATTGAAAGGGAACAAGGAAAAAAAGGAGTAGGCGACAAATATGACGGTCATACAGTGATTAGAAAGATACTTAGCGGGACTCTAATCAACCAAGAGACGGGCGAAGAAACCGGAAAAATTGAGTTTACACCATCATCGGAAGTATCTTTCGCTTTTAATGATGTGCTTGCCATGCCGACGTTTTGTTCGTACGCTGTTGATTCGAATCACCTTGAAATTATAGGTGAAAACGAAGGGTACTACCTCGTAGAGTTGGTTTTCACTCCTGAAGAGTTAAACCAAATTGTTACCGACTTCGGCGAACATGCACTCTTTATTAACTACGGTAAGTTCGTTGCAGAACTTTCGAAAGCCGCTATCGACAGAGGCTATGAACTTAAAGGGGATAAGGTCAAGTATGCCGACTATTCAATTAATCAATCTGACCGGCTTAAAGATACCGATACTATTAATGTTGCATTTTGGAAAAGCGATGAGTTCTCTCACCAAAACGAACATCGTTTCGTGATTCCCAACATTGGAGTCGAGACCCCTCTGATTCTTGAAATCTGCAATCTCCAAGAGTATTCATCTATCGTGTCAGCAAAGAATCTGATCACTGAACCCATTCGCTTCCCGGTTCCGAAACCACCTACTGACTAACTGGTTTAACATCAAATCAACCCCATGTATTCCTCACGGTGCCGCTCAAGTGCGACGTAAGCGTTTAGCAATGCCGCGGTACCGTCGATCCGGCGCCGTTGGTTTTTACCCTTGTGCGGCTGGATCGTCTGGTTCTTCTGGTCAAGGTCGACATGCGTGTTCGAAAGGCACCACTTATCTATCTGGTTATTGTTGTAGTTCACCTTCTTGGCGGCTAGATCAGCGCCAAGTAGCTTCATCGGCCCGGAAAGCGTTGCTTTACCCTGCGCGACAGGCTCCATCGCATTTCCGCCAAAATGCCCCTGCATTTCCTCGACCCAGTAAACCGCTGAATAGCGGTCGTATCCGACCCAAGGGATGTAAATTCCATATTCGCTCTGGATCTCCACGAACCACTCGGTCACATACTTATGATGAACACGGTTCCCTGGAGTTGTTCGAAGCCAACCTCGATCACGCCAAACATCGTACGGTATCTTGTCCTCTTGCGTCCTCTTCTCGAGCAAATCTTCGGGCAGCCAATACATCTGCATAACATAGATAGTCGGGTCATCCGGTCGCATTGCAATCACTTTCGCAGCCGTCAAGTCGGTCGTCTCCGACAAGTCGGCCCCGCCAATACCATACGTCAATCCGAGCTGGCTTACATCGAAAGTCGCCTCGTTGTTCAACTCCTCGAACGACAGCCAAGCCTCCGTCGACGTCTCCCGTACATTGAAGTCCTTCGTCAGCAGGTTCTTGACCAACATCGGGTTAGCCTGTGCCTTCTTGACCTTCGTCTCCAACTGGTCGACTTTCTTGATCGTGCCAAGGCCGGGGTTTGCTTTTGCCCAGTAGGCCGGGTCGGTCCATTCGGTCCTGTTGTCGAGCTCATAGATGATCGGCAGGAATCGGTCGTCCTTGTAGCCATCCGGATCATCGAGCCCGTTCAGCAGCATCTCCGCTTCCTCATACTTCATGTCGTAGACGGCTTCCCGCACGGTGCCGGCCGTCGTAATCATGACGATAAGCGGCTGCTCCCGCGAACTGGTGCCGTCAACGATGACGTCGTACAGGTTCTTGTCCTTCCAGGCGTGGATCTCGTCGAGCAGCGCCCCGGAGACGTTCAGGCCGTCGAGCGTTTCACTATCGGCGCCAAGCGGCTTGAATGTGCTGTCGTTCCAGTTGCTGACCATCTCCGCGACGAGAGGTTTTATCCGCTTGCGCAGAGCAGGCGACTTGGTGACCATCCGTTTAGCTTCGAGCCATACGAGTTTCGCCTGATCCTTCTTGGTCGCGCAGGCATATACCTCGGCGCCCGGCTCCTGGTCGCAAATCATCAAATACAGTCCGATACCGGACGCAATGGTCGATTTTCCGTTTTTCCGGGCAACGACTAATAGCACCTCGCGGTGTTTGCGGGTGCCGTCAATTTTATGAATGAATCCGAATGTAGCCGCGAGGAAAGCTTGTTGCCAAAGCTCCAGATCGATCGGCTTGCCGCCCCATTTGCCTTTCGAGTGCTTGCAGTAGTTCTCGATGAACTCGATCGCGTGGTTGGCATGGCTTGGTGAATATTCGTACTCGCTGTCTTGATCATAAACGTCAGCCGCGAGCTTACGATAGATTCGCCGAACCTTATTCCCTACCGTCACCTCGCCGCGCTCGATTTGCCCCCAGTAATCAAGGATCGGGTTATAGGCTAACGGGTACTCCTTACGAAGCGCGCTCATCGCTTCGCCTCGAAGTCTTCAAACCCATCGTCGACTTCACCCTTTCCCGCCGTCCCCTCTTCCGGCTTCGGCAGCAGATCGGTGAGCTGCTTGATGATCTTCTGGTAGTTGCTGTTAAGTGAATTGTACAGCCGAGCTACGGGTCGTTCTCGCTCATAAGGAGCAGCCTTGTCCGATTGGCTAAACATCTCAACAGAACCTCTTTCGCCAAGATCATCCTCGTATCCCTCCAAGGTTACCCGCATAAAGGCGGCCCGCCGAATGAGGCCGTCAGCGATTGCTTTCTGCTCTTTCGGGATCTTCTCGTATATCTGGCGAAGTCGCTTCTCCTCCAGAGTAATCTTCCGTTTTCGCCCCGCCTTGGCCCGACTTACCGCTAATTCCTCTTTAGTTTTCTTGACCTTATTCGCCATCAAATCACCTCACTTTGGGGGAGGGGGGTCATGCGCGCGCCCTGTGTGTTCGTTGAAGGGGGGACAACGGTCTCTTCGCAGCCGCATCGCGGTTTTTTGAAGGGGGGGGCTGCCCCTAAAACGTGGTGCTTTAGTCCGCGAAAGCGTTTTGAAAGTCAACACTTTTCTTTCCGTCGCGATAAAAAAGCTCTCGTTCGGGATTTGACCCCTAACGAAAGCAAAGGTAATTAGTCCAGCCATCTAGTGTAGGTACTTGATGGTGCAGATGTTTTATCTTGGTTACCTCGCATGAAGGACATTGCTGCTTCCCCTGCGAAGTAAGTAGTATATTTACCTGCAGGGTGTCGATATCCAATGCGATGAAGCCATGCATGGAAGAGTGAACCAGCAAGAAATAGTGTGGTGACGCTTGTTAATGATAATGCATTTGGATTTATAGTTACTGTTAGAGAGTTTAATTCTGGGTTCGAAGCATTTACACCTTTAATTGTTGATGTTCCGGGATTTTTACCAACATTACTTGGGAGCGGAGATTTTTGATACATTATATACGCCTTTGCAGCTCTACCAAATCCATTAGCTGCTACTGCTGTTGTCATCCCGTCCATTGAAATCCCAGCTGCTGCAGCCCCATTTGCTATCTTTTCTTCAAACCAAACAGGAGCTAAATTGAATCGTGCATACTGATTTAGACTTCTCTGATACGATGAACGAGTTGCCCCATTGTTTAATTGTTCAAAGTGAGTATACCAATTGCTTAAAACCAGACTAATCATCTGTCTTATTCGAACCACCTGCTCTGTTGTGAACCTCGTATCCACATAAAACGTCATGAACTCCGGCAGTGCTTCACTTATTGGCGCCTCAGGTACAGAAACTCTAATCTCCCTATATACTGCAGCAATATAATCTTTACGCTTCCCAATAATGTCTCCCAGTTCAAACACTCCTCAACCATGAGTTTGAGTTTAGTGTATGCGTGCTGTGGAGGTTAGACTGGGCAAGTTGTTGTTATTTCCCGCACGGCCCATCGAGCCATATGCACGATCGTGATGCTTCCCTTTCTGCCAGGATCTCGACCGCCAACCACCGTATAGAACACGACGTCATCCACTATCTTTTCTACCCTACGCTGCGCATACCACTTTCCCTTACGCGGTCCATTATCGTACACGCTGCCGGCTTTGATCTCCGATCGTCTCATGCTCAACAGCTCCTTTTCTTTGCAAATAAAAAAAGCCGCTCGCAATGAGCAGCCTTGTTCTACGTATAAAGTTACTTCGTGCTGGTCCTTTAATAACCCCACCCATAAACAGATGCACGATCGCTACGCTGGTGCATTAGAGCGCAGGCGCTCTTAAAAGCATTCGTACTAAGATACGTTAGAGGAAAGAAGGACAAGACCATTTTACGCAGATCGGCGAGAGCTCGTAAAGCTCCGTTTTCGGGCAAAAACTTTGCAGTGTGCCCGGCTTGACTTCGTCTACGGCGAGGTTTGCTCAGTCGGACGTACCGATTTAGATTCGTTCACGACGAACTTAATGTTGATGTTAAACGGCTCGTCCTTGCACATACCGATATAAGGGCCAAACGTCTCCATGAGACTCCATAGCTGAAAAGTCGTGTATCCATCGGCATCTACTTTGGGCTGATATTCTCCGAACCCCTTTCCGCCGCGCGCATGGATCATAACGTTCAGCTCATCGTGCTGCTGCTTAAGGATCTCGTGGCCATGATCGGTGAGCTTCACCTTAACGATCTCATTCAAATTGAACGGTATCTCCTTCATCGCCGCAAGTCGCTTTTGTCGCGCCTTCTCCCGCAGATAATCGTTCACCTCTACCGCGGTCGCGTGGCGAATCGGATTCAGCCAGCCTTTGCATCTCTCGCAAAGACGCCCGTCCATATCTCGACCAATCATTTGATGATCACAATCGAGGCATTGGAAAACGTGATGCTGCATTCTTCACTCCACCTCCACCTGAATCAGATTCCCATACGGGTCGAACGCCAGCCCTTCCCGGATCACCGGCTCCAAGCTGCCGTGGTGCTCTTTGTTGTGGCAGTCCTGGCAGAGATACTCGAGCAGTGCATGGTTCAGCGACACAGCCGGGTTGTTGATGTTCTCCGGCGTCAGGTACTTCTTATGATGGACGATATGACCCGGCCGCGGGCAGCGCTCGCACATGCCGAATACGGATGCGATATACGCAGCCCGGCACTTTTTCCATGCGCTGCCGTTGTAGAAGCTACGAGCCCAGGGCTTCATACCAGCATGTAGTCGACGATCTCTACATCCGGGTTAGCCCGCAGCCGGAATTCCTCGTCGTATTGATCGATGTAATATTTCAGCTTCGTCGGGAGCTCCTGCGTATTGTAGATGATCTCCACGGCGCCGGTAGGCAGCAAGACTGCGACGATCAGATGAGACGGCATGACGGCGAGCTCGGCATCCGTGACGAAGGACTGCTTCAGCTCTTTCCCTAGCCTCGGTTGGATACCAGTTCGTTGGGACGGTTGAACGAAGAAGTTCCCCGCCGGTCCGTCCACGATCCCGGCCGCCGCCATCTTCGCGAGCGCCTTGTCCTTCTGTTCGTTATCCATAATCGATACAGCGAAGAACAAGCACTCGATTGCCGATTTAACGAATGGCAATCCTTCCACGTTCAAAGTGGTCGTCAACTTGCTCGCCGGCTTCTTAGGTAGTTCAATATCCGTCGTTCGGTCTGCCAAACTAAACCCCTCCGTTCATAAAATTAGGCCCGCTATAACAGCGGGCCATAGAATTGGTCTTATCAGCCTCGCAGCGACTTTGTTCTCCCAGCTGCTTCAAGCTTGGCAATTTCAGCGTCGATGGCGCCGCTGACGAGCTCTCGGAATTCCGGATCATACAGCGCCAGGATATCTTCGCGGCTTGCATCGACCAGAATGTACTTGCTCACGAGCTCAGAATAAACCCGGTACTTCCCGTCAGCCTGCCGTTCGATCTTAATATCGAGTTCCATTTCCACATTACCTCCCCAACACAAATAAGCCCCTACGCGTTCGCGCTAGGCAGCCGATTTATATGCTTCGATTTTAGAACAGACCAAGTGGGCCGAATGCAGGTAGCGGCAATCCATCCGCATCTTGCACGCAGTTAAACAGCCGGACGTTTCTTGCTCGCGCTGGCGGGCCGAACTCAACCGTGACCGTTCCCGCTGGAGCGGCCGCGAGGGTGATGCGTACGGCCGTGTTGTCGCCGGGATCGCGACTGATCGAGGAGATCGTCGCCGCGGCGCCGTTATCGTACACCTTGAAGAAATTCTCGTAGGTGTTGTGGTCATTGATCGAGCGCGTCGTCTTGACCTTGATGGTCGTCGCAGTCGGTTTCGAAATACCTACCAACCGCGGGCCAGTCCCATTAACAGGGAGTTTGTAATAACGTTCAAGCACGGCCAAAGCGCGGCGATCGCCCATAATGAGCTCGGCCTCTTTATTCATGTGGATATCGCCATCGTCAATGCCCAGGTCGTGAGTAACGATCATGTAGTGCCCTGGGATAGCCGAAGCATCGCCACTGCCCGTTTCCATCTTGCGTTGCATCTCGCGAATTACTTGGAACTGCGCATTGTTCGTCGCGTTCACATGCGTCGCAAGCTGGCTGTAGAAGACCGGGATATCGCTGCCATAAAGCTTCTTAAATTTATTGATGATCGTCGTGTTCCGGGAGATGAACTTCGAGCTATCGAGCGAATCGGACTCTCCTTGCATCCAGAGGATGCCCCTCAGAACACGGCCGCCCTTCAGTGCCTGGTTGACTCGGAAGTCCGCCGATCCAAACAGCGATCCTCGATCGAATCTCTCCGAATTGTATGGATACCACTGCGTCGTCGATGTCGACCCTTTAGCCGCTGTTACGATAGAGATCGGCTTTCCGGTCGCCGCATAGACGGATTTACCGAAACGGAGCAGGCTCGAGTGTCCGGCCCATGTGCCGTTATCACTAATGGCATCGATGTGGCCCTCGCCGCTGTACGCCGGCTCTTCGAGCTGACGCCATTTGTAGTCGCCGCCAAAGACCGTAACCTCCGGGATCCCGGTTTCTTTTCCGTTCAAGTCGCCTTTGCCGACCTCGTTCGATTGCCCGGCCGACAAGAACATGTCGATCGGCTCGGTAACAAGCTCGCGTCGACTAACCCCTAACGGTTGCTTCATTACCCTTCAACTCCTTCCAGAAAGATAGTAATGTTCCCCGTTGTCGGGGCCGTCGCGCAAAAGACTTTAGCTTGCATGTTTTGCGCGAGCGCGTCGAGCTTCGGGATGTCTGTTGCGTCGTATACCTTCGATGTGTTTGCTGCGATGGTCACTTTATCAAGCGCGATCGAAAACTGGCCGTCTTTAACCTTCGGATGAAGGTAGATGTAGACTTCTACGGGCTGATCGTGTTTGTTAATGACGAGCAAGTTCTTTTTCCCCGTGAGCTTGGAAACATCAAGAGCGATACCCCAAATACTCGTCGTTCCCCGAATTTCGGTGTAAGGCACCATGAGGTTGATCTCCTGCGCGGGACGTTGCACCTTGACCGGGATTTCGTCAAACGGCTCGAGTCCGTCTCCCGTAAACGGGACGGGCACAGCACCTGCTGGTTGCCCGTTAGATGTGTAATTTTTCGTGGCTTTTGCCATTACCTTTTCCTCCTCGAAATATTAATGCGCCGCGATCCACAGTTTAACGGCGGTGCATTTCCCTTCTGCATCGGACTACCCTCCTTTCTGGGCAATAAAAAAGCACCCGTTGCGGGGTGCTCTCATTCATTTCAATAATTTATACATGTTGCTGGGTTCCCCAGCATCCAGAGGCGTCACCAACACGTCCACAGTCGATTGATTTATACGCTTTAGAACGTAAAGAACATCGGCACTTTCTGCTTCGAGTGATTGAGTAATTTCGTTGGCTGACATCGGCCGGTTTTCTTTCCTCAGCAAAGAGATAATTCTGTCTTCAAGCCTTATTACTAAACTGTAAAACTTGTCTTTATCTTCGGACTGAATAAACTTTTCAATTGTCGACGGCCGAACGACATATGTTCTTCGTTCACCAGTTGTGAGGTCTGCAGTTACCGAATCCTCATCTACGATTACTTTACAATGGCGGCCTGATCGAAGTAATCAACGATGACGCCGTCAAGATCAACGGTATGTATTACACAAAACGCGCCTGCCGCTTTTATCTGCGGTAAGGCGCGTTTTAATATAAATTCATGTTGAAGTCACAGTTCTAATAGTCGTACCATCATAAAATTCAAGTTTTTTTGTAGTCGGGTTGTAACTTATAGCCCCCTCAGTGTCCGGTGAAGTACGAGTTTTAGGCAGACTCAATATATTATCCACCCTCAAATTACTTACAGTCTGTAGTGATGCATCCGTGAGTTGATTGTAAAGCTCTACTTTTGGATTAAATCGATTCTTTGAATTAATGGTATTTCCAATTATAGAATTGTCTATACTCTTTGTGCTCGGATCCACATTAATAAATACAGCAACTTCATCATACACATTCCATATGGTATTGTTATGGATACGATTTCCAATGCATACATTATTAAAGATAATACATGGCTCTACATAGTTAGAAATGCTACTGTACTTTATATCCGAATTTAAAACAATATTATTAGAAATAGAACTATAATTGACTTTAAAAAAGTGTATATTACCGGTTTTATTATTTTCGACGATATTTGATGTAATATCTACAAATTCAATTTGCGTATCACTTGTACCTAGGTCGATTCCTTTGTTCCAATTATTTCTGATGACATTGTTCGTTATAATAAGCCTTTTAACACCGCCAGAGTATATCCCCGATTGTCCATTGTCTTCAATAACACACCCTTCGATTAAGCAGTTCTCACCTTTAATAGTAATACCATCGTAGAATAATGAAGGCGAAGACCAAACAGGCAAACTTCCTTGATTAGTTGCTTCGCTACTTTGTGACCAGTGGTTCGAAATATAGCAGCCAATTATTTTAATATTGGTACTTGAAGCAACAGTACGAATTCCATAATTGCAATCTTCTATACGACAATTGAGTATTGTAATATTAGCGGTATTAGCTTCTGAGGTAATACCTATCCACCCTGCCCCTCTTACATTCATGAATTGAAGTATCAAGTGCTTCGATGAGAAGATACTTATCCCAATATACTTTTGAGAGTCACTCTTTACCTTAATTTCGATAGATAGTCCTTCAATAATCGAATTCTGGCTATTTTCTATTTTTAATGCTGCAACCGTTGAGGAGATCTTCGCACCATAAGCAAATAAATATTGATTAACAAGTGAAACTGTCACTACTTGCGATATTGCATAAGTACCTTCTGGTATAACGCCATTTATTCCGGGCATCGATTTAAGGTCGTTAAAAAATCGATTAAGACGGAGCGTGTCGTCAACCTCTCCTGCCAATTTAGGATAGTCCTTCAGGTTAAGTGTCTGACTTGATGTACTAGTGGTCGATAAAACATTCTCTGCTTCAGACACTTCGACACTCTCCGCAAAAATTCTCCCAGGCATAAGAACAGCACCAGCTAGTGCTGCTCCCGCGGTACCGATTATCCCTAGGGCCTCTCTTCTACTAATGTGTGTCTTATCATTTTCCATTTTAATCGCCTCCAACATAAATGATTTTTAAGCTTTCGACGATTTAGATTATTTTTCCTTTATTGCAACTAATTGTGTCGTATCAACAAGAATAAGCCACCCACCCGTCAAACCAGGTTAGCGGCTTATGCTTTACTAAATGTATTCAAGGTAAACCCATATACCTCCTAGAACGCCATCCATAGTAGCCATCCTATTTAATGCGGGAAGCAGCCACTTAGTGAGGACCGTGTCAACGCAGCCACATACAAAGACCTCTCAAATTCCATTATGTAAATCACCCCCACCCAACTATATGGCAAGGGCACTTCCAAATCTTTATACCACGAAATCCACAAACTCCGGCGAGCGGAGCATGCCGCTCTTGTACCAGTTCCTCATTCGAACCTTGGCCCGAAGACGTGGCTGGATGTACACAAAATTCTTATCCTCGCCCGTCACGATCGTCTTGGCGATCTCATGGAACGCCTTCCGGTGCGCCTCCGGTACGGCCAGCTCGATGACGCCCGCGGGGCGACCCTCGTAATGCGCCAGCCATCCGAACTCGCCCTTGCGGTAGCCGGCCAGCGTGACCTCGGCATAGGTGTAGTTGATCACCTTGAGCCAGGCGTCGCTGCGGCGGCCGACATAGTCGCTGTCCTTGCGCTTGGCGACGATACCCTCCAGCCCGCGCTGCCGAATCACCTCAAACAGCGCGGTACCTTGGCCATCTGTATGGAGGATACGCTTGTAGTATTCGTTCTCGACAAGAATATCATCCAGAATTGCCTTTCGTTCCATCAGCGGAAGCCCGCGGACATCGCGGCCGTCGACGCTCAGCACGTCAAAGACGAAGAAACGGATCGGCAGCGTCTGCATGCCGCGCGCGACCTTGGCGCCGGTCATTTGGAATCGGCGCATAGTCGTTTCGAAGCAGATATCGCCCGTCGCCGGGTCCATGTACGC